CATAATTCACAGACCGCCAATAGATGTAATCTCTTTGGAGAAAAACGTGATTGCATCATAGGAGTAGTATCAAATGAACAACCGAACAGGATTAAATTATATGACGCATTAGGAATTCATTCTAATGATGAATGGGAGATAACAGATATAACAATACCTGCAAGTCTTAATTATCCGAATGGTATGATATCTAAAATTCCGAAAGAGAGATTTAAGAAAAGGGATGGTGTATTACGTGCGGAATTTTTAAGAAATATGAAAACTACAAGTAATATGGCAAGTGTGATGGATGCACTTAATGGTGAAGTTTTACGGGGGTACGAGTGCGTAATGACGTTGAAAAACACAAGTAATGGACAGGTTCGACTCTTCAAAGTCGATGTCGGTCAAACTTTAAGTAAAGTATAATGATTAACTTTGTGATTAAAATAAAAATATGGGTAATTTAGTTGGTACGATAGCGGGGGGAGCAGCAAAAGCAACACCATGGGGTGCAATAGCGACAGGAGTAGGTGCATTGGCGGGATTGGTAAAAATGGGCATAGGCGCATCGCAAATAGCAAAATATACCAAGAGATTCAATCAGGGACTTGCAAATCGTCCATTATATCAGATACCAAAAGAATATCAGGATGTTCTTACTACCTATCAGAAATTATCTCAAGGGAAAATGCCAGGATTTGATACAGAATTATCACAAATAGGACAAACGACTGCACAATCCACTCAAGCCGCCGAGAGGGGTGCAATAAGTTCCAACGCCTATATGGATGCGGTAAATAAATTAAATCAACAAGCATTAACTTTTCAGCAAAATCTTGGTATTAGAAATGAACAATATCAATCGGGAATGACGGAAAAGGCATTGGGGGCAGAACTCGGATTAGGTGAACAAAAAGCGCAACAATGGAATATCAATGAATATGGAAAATGGCAGACTATGATGAATTTCTATGGAGAGAAGGCAGGAGTGGCTTCACAGAATCTTTGGGGCGGCATCAATGATATATCAGGTACATTAGCAAATTTTGCAGGGACAAAAGCATATCTTGATGTTTTGGAGCGTCTGTCTCAAAAAGAAACTTCCACAGAAGATTTAAATAAATATAGAGTTGATATTAATAATCCTGTCACATAATGGCGCAATTTGATACATTTTTCACTGGAAAAGGATTCTCGACACCAATTCCTCCCGCCGACCAAAGATCACAGGAACGGTTAAGTGATTTTATCATAAAAGCAGCCGAACTTAAGTTTAATGTCTATCGGGAGAATGCAAAAGAGTTTTTAAAGGTGGCAGAGATAACTCCTGAATTTGTATTATCGGATAGTGCAAGAAAAGCAACATCAATACAGCTTACTGAATTTAGAAAAAAATGGGGTAAGATTGCTGCACAAAGAGCTTCTACAGGAGGTATGACGGACGAAGAGAAGATGCAAATGGCAACGGATAAAGCATGGATAATATCACAGAATCAAAATGATGTTGCCGCCATGACAAGATGGCAACAAATGAGAGATGTGGTAATGAAAGACACAACAAGTTGGGATGATGTTGAGTTTGCCAAATGGACTGCTGATTATATAAAAACAGGACAATTCAATTATGTATCTCCCCCCGTTAAATCAGTCGATTTTAGTTCATATTTGCAATCTGAAAGCAAAGGGATAACAAGTACATATCCTGCGGGTACAACTGACCAAGGCAATCAGATAATTAATCGCACCGTTAATCTACAAGACCAAAATGCACCTACCGATGAGGTATCTAATTTTATTCGTAGTAGATTATTTAAGAACGATCAGGCACGTCAAGGGTTAATAGAAGAATTTACAAATGCCCCCGATAGAGATCAATATCTTCAAGATATGAATAGAGATGGGCAAATTGATGATAAAGATATTGATAATAATGCAATTATCAGATGGGCGGTTAATAATCCCAAATATAGACAGGCATCTGTTATACAAAAAGCGGTTTATAAAACTAAACCAGGAACGTCAACAGAAACAGAAAAAATACCTAAATCAAATGTTGCCGGATCACCTGTTGCATTATCTCCAGGTGTACAAACACCAGATCGGCAAAAGATATATGGGGATAAGGAATATTCAAAGACACAATCATTTAATTTTGGTGGTAATGTTACTCTTTATGGTATTCGCACGAAAGGAGGAAAGGCAATTAATGCTAATTGGACTGATGAGGAAATAGCATCGGGAAGTATTAATGGAAGATTAGTTTTATATGATCCCACCAAACATATTTTTTTGGTAGAATCCGTAACTCAATCAGAAAGTGCAGATCAAAAGAGCAGAACATTACTTGAAATACCCGAAGAAAACATCTTAAATTATGAAAATATTCCTATTATATATACGGGAAAACAAATGACTATCGGAGAATATAAGAAATTCATGGAGGGAGAATCACCAAAACCACAACAAGTTGCCCCTAAAGAGAATATTAAAACAGAAGAAACTGATATAGGAATCTAATGAATGAAAAATTAAATACAATATATAAATATCTTTCTTCACAGAATATCAAAAATCTTCCTGCGACTTATGATGAATTTGAGGTATTAATGCAAGACGATGAAAAAGCAGGAAAGATACATTCATATCTTCTTTCTCAAAAAATCAAGAATGTTGATCCCGATTATAATATATTTAAAGATTATGTTGGTATAAAAAAAAAAGATTTATTCCAGATTCTTGGTTTTGGTCGGGACTTACACAAAGAAGTTTTTGGCGAAGTACCGGAAAAACCATTAGTCATTGGTGGAATTCCTCTACAAACATCACTATCTCCTGAAGGCATACAACCCACAACGCCACTTGGTCAGGGAGAGAAATATTTAACAGGGCAAGAAATACCAAGGGCGAAACCAACACAACCACAACCTACCATTTGGGATTATATTCAAGAACCACTTAGGGCGGCAAATGAAAATGCAATAGGTATTTTCAAGAGTCTTGATTATGTTGCCACATTGCCACAAAGAACATTTGCCTATTATGCGGCAAAGAACGCATTAAGAAAAAGTGGATTAAACCCGCAAAAACAAAGAGAAGAATTAGGTGCAACATCTGATGCGATAGCAGAAGGGATTATTCACGTATCAAATTCACTTGGGTTCGAAGGTATTACATCTCCGGCAGAGACTAATATGGCGAAGATGGTTCGTCCTACCGATGTTGGGGGGCAATTATTAGGAGGTATTGGCTCAATGACGGTTGATTTAATGTGTATGGGACTTCCCCCTGCATTAAAGGCAAAATTTCTTGTTCAATATGAACTTGAGAAAAGTCCTCAATTCGGGATATATTTAGGAATAAAGAGCGGATTGGAATCCGCAAGAAAAGGAGAAACGGCAGGACAAGTTGTCGGTGTAACACTGAAAGGTGGTGCAGAAGGATTGACTTATTCGGGTATAGGACTTACTTCGAGTACGGCAGGGAAATTTATTAAGGCGGTTACAGGAAGTAAGGCATTAGACATAACGACAAGAGGATTGGCAAATAGTTTGCTCTTTGGTATGGATTCTAAGGCAAAAGGAGGTAATTTTTGGGTGGGTGCTGGCATGGCAATTCCATTTACGGTAGGTGATGTTGGTGGAGAACTTGTTAATAAATCTATCGCAAATAGGGCATACCAATCATATCTTACTGCAACTGATAATAATATTAAAACGGTATCGGAGATGCGTCCTAATCCATTTAAATTAAGGGATAAATCAAATCAACTTTGGGAACAATATGAGAAAGAACAAGACCCGCAAAGGAAAGACAAAATATTACAAGAGAAAACAACCATAGATAATATCATCAATGTCAATGCCGTTACCCAACAGATATTAAGAACTCCAAGAGATTTTTTGGATGCAATAAAAAATGATGAAAGATTAAGTGAAAAACAAAAGATTTATTGGACTGATAAAATAAATAGGACTCTTGCGGAGGCAGACCCACGAATCATTGATGCGCAACCGATAATTGATAAAATAGATGGTCTTGAAAAAGATTTCAGTCAATGGTCAACTAATGGACAGGTAGGCGAGATTGTTAAAAGTGAGAAAACGAAGGCGATTCAAGAACAAATAAATGCCAAAAGAAAACTTCTTTCCGAGGTATTGAATAGGGATTTGGATAATCCTGTGAAATATACACTTAATGGTGAGGATATTACGAGAGATGATGCCATTAAATTAGTCAAGGGGGCAAAAGATATTGCCGATGTTGAGGGGTTACGGGTTGCAAATGATAAGGATATTGAGGACTTAATGATGGAGAAATTTGGAAAGAAAACCCCGTTAAAGTCCAAAATAGGTGATGTTGTTGTTGAAACCAAAGAAGATGTCTTTGATTGGTTAGACAAAAATGGAATAGAAAATTTACCATCAACCAATGAAGGAATGATTCTTGATCCATGGATAGTACAGACAATAAAAGAATATGAACAAATACAAAAATTAGGAGGAAAAGAAAATGCCATTAGCAGAGGAAAGAAAAGTGAAACAATCAGCAAGGAAGGCGGGATTGAAGGCGGGGTCGGACAGGTATCTGGCTTACGTATGGGGAACAATGTCCAAGATCAAGAAGGCAAGGGTGGCGAAACACGAGCGGGAGAAGAAATAACACCAAAAGAAGAAACATCAGTCTTTGTTGCACCATGGGCGTCAAAAGAAGTTAAGGACTTCAATGATGAATCTGCTTTTGAAGATAAGCAATATAAAGACTTCTTCGAGTTAGTGCCTCGCATAGCAAAAGCAATGGGTTTTGGTGTTCAGAAAGCCAAGAAGATCATTGGCGGTTGGTTTGAGAAAGAGACAAAGATACATGAACCATCATTAAGGATAAATATTCCCACACATAATCAGGAAGACATTGATTTGTTTAGTGTCCTATCGGGGACATTAGCCCCACAGACACAAAATGCCGTGGCACAGATAACACATAAGGCGGGTGAGGAAGGAAAATGGCTTGGGATAGTAGTTAAAGATATTGAGACCGCCAAGAATATTACCGATGAATTAAAAAATCTTGGCTTTTCATTTGCAAAAGACGAAAATACTTTGTATATTGGCACGCAAAATGCAGAAGAATTAAACACAGTTGATAAAATAATTAACAAACATGGAAAAGGAATTAAAAAAATCAAGTCCAGTGACGCCAGAATCAACTTCTTTGACAAAGGAAGTTATCTTTCAACATTGGAGAGATATGGGGATAGAAGTCACGGACGTTACAAAGGAGATGGAGGGGACGACCTCTATAACCTTGTTCAACAAGCCACAGACAAACTCAGAAAAGAGCAAATAGGACAAAAAGAAGTGATTTCCGCCCCGATAACTGAAAAGACAGGGGAAGTACCACCCGAACCACCAAGGATCACAGAACCACCTAAAACGGGTGAGATAGAGAAACCACCCGATGAAAGAGAAAAGAGACTTCTTGCAAGATTTAAAAATGCCAAAGATTTATCTGAACCATTCAAAGAACATGTTGATAGAAATGGGTTAACCTATGAACAGATTCCTAATAATATTACGGTTGCTGATGTAGATGCACTTATCGCCGAGAAAGGTACGAGGGAAACTGAGAGTGCAATTTTTAACACAACTAATGATATGCCTCCAAGAGTAAGGGCACTTGCATCGGTAAGATTAGTTAAATCCCTTGATTCCTTCGCCGATGAAGCCGCAAAAGAAGGAGATATAAAAGGAGAGGCAGATTATCGTTTACGTGCAGTTAAGATAGCCGAATTTGTTGATAATACGGTTAGGAATTGGGGGCGTGGCATACAGATACTTGCATCTGATGAAGTTAATGCCACTCTTGCGCCAAAAACTCAAGTTATAATGTCCAAACGTGCAGTGCGCAGGCAGAGAGATGGGCAAATTAATTATTACGATAAAGATATTAAGGATAAGGCATCAAAAATGAGAAAAACCAATGAGGAATCCATTGATGATGCAATGAAATCTAAAATATATGAAAAGGCAAAAAATGATATAACAGGAAAGAAAGAGGTTAAAGGACTTGGGCGAGATGTTAAAGTAAGTGCCGACAGGATAAGACAAGAACAAGAATTTCGTAAACCACATTGGGAAGTACTTAAACAATCATTCAAAAAACCAGGGGCATCTTTATCGGGTGGCGTGCTCCCTCTTAGTGCAGAACAGATAAATGCCATTACTAATATTGTTGGTTCTTATGTAAGAGAAGGTTATTATAGAACTGAGATACTTGCCAGGAAACTCGCACAAGACTGGAAGAAATATACAGGACAAGACCTTTCAGAGGAAGATGCGATTGGAATGTTGCCTCAAGAAATAGAAGGCAAAAAATTATCAGACTTACAGGAACAAGGACAAAAATTAGATGCTTCTACGAGATTAGTCAACAGGGTTGAAAGAATGTTACAAGACCCTAAAACGCCTAAAGACGATCCTGGAAAACAAATGGTCGAAACTCTCTTTAGAAAAGTAGAAGAGAAAGACACCAAAGAGAAAGTTAAACCATTACCTAAATCGAATGTTGATAAAATACGAGAAAGTATTGTCAACAAGGTAGAATACGCCTCGGTATGGGAAGAAGCCAAACAAGAGATAAAAGACAGAATAGAAATCAATGATTTGCTCTCCGATGCACAAAAACAGGAATATAATGATAGACTTGAAGGGTTCTATAACGAGATTATAGGTAAACCTTTCTCAGAAAAACAAATTGAAGGGGCGGTAAGAGAAAAAATAAAAGGCCTCGATATTGCTATTGATAAGGTTGTCAGGGATCATTATACTGTTTATGATGCCACGAAAAGAACATTACAGGAAAAACTTATAGATGAACTTGGGGTATCAGGTGAGGATGCAAAGTTAATTGCCGATGCGGTAAGTAAGGAGTTTGACAAAATTGCCGTTGCCAAAAAACGATCAATACTTCAAAAAGGGATAACGGCAAGAGAAGTTGTTCGTAAAGTAACAGCAAAAAAGGTATGGGAGAAACTTATTGAAGATACTAATCTTGGTGCTTTCAGTGATGTGGACTTTGCAGAGGCATATGCTGATAAATGGGGATTCCCTAAATTGACGGATGAACAAATAAAAGATATAGAAAATCTTGCCAATAGAGTTTATAATGCACCAGAAGGTTCTCAGAAATTTGAGGCAATACAAGATTTATTGGCATATCAGGCGAAACTTCCTGGAATAGATAAGGGACAACTTGGAATGAGTGTTTGGTATAGTTTTATCTTATCGGGTGTTAGAACCCAATGGAAAAATATATTACAAAATAATCTTAACACACTTGTTGAGTTTGGTGTATCATCTATACGACATCCTGCAAATATACCGGAACTTGCCGTGGGTTGGTGGAAAGGCACTAAAAGAGGTTGGTATGAGGCAGGTCATGTCCTTAGTACGGGATACAATCCTATTAGAGGAGGAAAAATAGAAGCACCAAGTACAACAGAACTTCTTACTCCTAAGAATATTTTGGGATTAACCAAATATGTTACACGGTGGATGGTTGCCGCAGATATATTCACTTATGGTGGTCTGAAAGAAATGCGTTCATACGAAATGGCAATAAACTTGGCGAGAGAACAAAATGCCAATGCAGATAAACCCACGATGAGTACATGGAAGAAAGCATCAGAACTTCTTAAAAATACATCAGAAAGAGAAAAAGAAGCAGGAATTCAGGCAACGCAGGAAGGACTAAAAGGCAATAATCATAAGAGACGAGTGTGGGAGATAATGGAACAAGGACGTGAGAAAGAAATGATTGAAGATGCCGCCAATTTTGCTTCAAGAGGTACGTTTAACCACCCCACGGAAGGTGTCTTGGGATTAATGACAGACGGACTTAATACAGTTATACAAAAGACAGAAATAAAATCCAAGAATCCCTTTACAGGAAAGACAATGACTGTTATGCCATTGAAATTTATTATTCCTTTTACAAGAATTATTGCAAACGTGGCAAACGTGGCACTCGATTATTTTCCACCTGTTAGTTTAACAAGGGCGACAATAGGTCAAATGGGACTTAAGTCAATGGGCAGTAAATATCGGGAATATACTAAAGAAGAAAGACAAAAACTTCTCATTAAGGCATCTATCGGTATCGCCGCACAAGTTAGTATTTATATGTTATCCCATCATAAAGACGAAGATGGGAATCCATTAATTGAAATAACCGCCAACGGAACAGGAGATTATCAAAAGAATAATGAACTGAAAGAAAGAGGATGGCAACCATATTCCGTCAGGATAGGTAAACATTGGTATTCTTATCAATATACTCCTCTTGTTTTAACACTTGCTCCAATTGGATATATGAATGATACAGAGAAATATCAACCCGAAAGAGCAAAGGATAAAAACTTTTTGGAACTTTATGCTTATGCCAATTTTAAGAATCTAAGAACCTTTTCTGATATGACATGGGCAACGAGTCTGACATCTCTCGTGGATGCTATCAGCACGGGTGATATAAATAAGGGTGGTTCTTATATAACTAATCTTGTGACATCAACGGCAAAAGGATTTATTTATCCTAAAATTATTGAACAAACTGTTCAAATGATTGATGCTATACAAAAGAATCCCCGTAAAGAGGCACAAGGACTCATTGGAAAAATAACAAGAGATTTGCCCATTGTTCGGAAGAACTATAATCCTATGCTTAATGCAATTGGGGAACCCGTACATTATGATTTGATTCAGATGCTTGGTGCAGTTAAACACGACCCATTCTGGGATTATATTGATGAACATAATCTTACCATAGGTAAACCGCAAGCGAAAACACCAATCTATGATGATATAAATAAGGTCGAAAGAGGGATGACTAATGACGAATATTATGAATTTATAAAGAAATCAGGACAAGAGATCAAGAGACGAGTTACTGAAGAGATTATGACTAAAAACTTGTCTGAAGATGATATACAAAAAGGTGTTCTTAATATTAAGACGGAAGTAAGGAACAAATTCAGGACAGAACTTTTTGGTTGGGGACAATTGCGACATGACCATGAATCGGATTGGATGTTGATGAAAAATAATGATGCGTTGCAAATACCACGTAATTCCGTGGAGATAACGATTGGGAAAGAAAAAATACGATTTGGGGAAGAAAAAGGAGTTCCTTCAAAAGAACTTGAGGATTTCAATAATATTGCAATAGAAGAATACCGTAAAAAAGTCATAAAATATCTCAGAAATAGTGATGCGGTTAAGGCAAATAAAACAAAAATAGACCCTATAACAGAAGTAAGTAAGTTTGATGAAAAAATGAATGAGATATGGATTGAATCTATTAAGACCGCTAAAAGCAAAAAGGAAAAACAACTAAAAGAACAAAAGAAATAGATTGAGTATCTTTGTAAACAAATAAAATAATTAAATAATGGCAAAATTACAATTTACGATTGCTAATGGGATTTTAACTGTTTTAGACAGTGGTGGGGCATCTGGTTATTACATCACTGATTTCAACATAAAATCCAAGGGGGATGAGGTTATCATTTACCCGAAAGATGGCGTAGGCAGTGCGTCCGATGTGAATAGGGTATGGCGGAGAAAGTATGACGAGATTACTATTAATGGTGATACGCCCACGAGTGCACTTGATGCGGTAACAAAGTGGAACTATATTGTGATGGTGAGTATCGGTTTCAATACGGGTTATCCGCAGAACTTATTCTCATTACATATTGTACCCGATACGTCCGTACCAACACATGTAGTGCCTATCCCCGCTTATGGTAAAGCAGGATATATCACATTAACCGCACCAGAGGCTAATACAGGTTTCATCTATGTTGGGGAAGATGATGTAAGTGACATAAGTTATGCTCTTGAAGCGGGGCATAGTGTTTATCTTGAACTCGCAGAACTTGGGTTGATTTGGGTTTTGAATGAAGCCGCAGGTAATCATGTTTCAGTCATAGGTGCGTATAAAACCTAATGCCCACTAAAGTTAAAATCCATGCAATGCACTTTACGCCATTCAGGATATAGACTTGGAATACCTTATACAAAATCAGGAGAAATGACATATCCAGTACAAACAATCAATTTGGTCGGTGGAGTACAGTATGATCTCACTACCACTATCGCTGGCGCACATGAGATTTATAATATATTGCCTGACTATGGTGGTGCAGATGCTAATATAAATGTCACATGGGTAATCATTGGAGGCATATGGCATGTCTATTTTAATAGTACGGATTCTCTTTCAGGTGTTAAAATTAAAATCTTATATAAATGAAAAAGATATTAATATTAATCAGTTTTTTGATATTTTCAGTGAATCTTTTTGCTCAAGTCACAAAATGGGATCCAGTACGCAAGAAACAGAATTTTAAAGATAGTGTTAATTTTGTAAAATTGCCACTTCTCAATATAAATGATTCTCTCTCTACAAGGGCTTATGTCAGGGCAGTTGTAGGTGGAGGCGGCTTGCCTGGTGTACTTATTCAGGAAGATTCATCACATCTACAAAACCAAGTGAATTATGTCACGAAATATTTTTTAAAATCAGGTTATGTACCTATCACAACCACTGTCAATGGACATGCCTTGTCGGGAAATATTACGGTTACGGCTACTGATGTGTCACTTGGTAATGTGACAAATGAAAGCAAAGCAACAATGTTTACATCACCAACATTTACAGGAACAGTTACAATCCCCACGCCATTTACAATAGGTGTAATTTCAGTCACAGCAAATGGTACAGAATTGAATGTCCTTGATAATATTCCCGGCACACTTACTTCAACGGAATTAGGTTATGTTGATGGTGTGACAAGTGCAATACAAACACAATTCACCGGTAAAGTGGCAGTAGCGGATACTGCCACTATGTTAACTAAATATGCTCGAAAAGCAAGTCCTACGTTTACTGGTACAGTTGTTTTGCCATCAACAACAAATATAGGAAATATTAGTGCAACGGAAATAGGATATATTGATGATGCAACTTCTAATATTCAGTTACAGATTAATGCTCTTTTAGACAGTATAGCTACTCTCAGGGCTTTGATACAAGTCTCAGAAGTTCCGCATATTTCACAAATTCATTATGTCTCTACATCGGGCAATGATGGCAATGATGGGGCAACAACAAGTACTCCCTGGCTGACACTTGCCTATGCCGAATCACACGCTACAGCAGCGGGTGATACTATTGCACTAAAAAAAGGTGATACTTGGTCAAGCACGACATTACTTAGTATATCTCATTCCGGGGCAAACGGTTATCCTATCACGTGGGATGGTTCTTTGTGGGGTTCAGGTGCAAATGCTAAAATTCAGGCAAGTGCTAATCTTACTACTTATTTATCAATGGCGAATATTTGGGGGTGTAAATATGTCACGCTTCAAAACGTAACATTCGATGGCAATAATAAGGATATGTACAGTGGCATTGTCATTGGCGGGTTTAATAGTGTTTCTCCTGGCAGTATTCAAAATGACGAACAATATATTACAATACAAAATTGTCTTGTTGAAAATATTGGAATTGCCTCTGCTGCTACCTGGTGTTCAGGGATACTTGTAATGCCGTGGCATAATGCTATTTCTCATATAACAATCCAGAATAATACAGTTACACGTACAAATAATCACGGTATAGCATGGTATAGTGGGAAAATATCAGAAGGGGCGCCAGACCAATATCCGACATTAAGTTCTTATTGTGGGTATAATACAATTTCAAAATGCGGTTTAGCACTGGATAATGTAGCGGAAGGGATTCTTATAACTCTTGATGTCGAAGGTCTTATCGTTGAACATAATGTAATCTCCCAAGGAGCGGAAGGTAGTGCAAATGGTATTGGATTTGCAGGTGGTCTTGATGGTGATTTCCCGACGGGTATAATAGTAAGATATAATGATATTAGACTTACGGATATGTCACCCATCACGGTAGCAGACGGGGGTGCGATTACTTTTGATTGCTATTATAATTTGCTTTACACGAGTGCGGTTAGCGGGAGTGCAGGAATATATCTTCAATTAACTTCCGGGTTAAGTTATGCGGGAGCGAGCATGAAATTTTATAATAACACGATAGTAGTGGAAAGTGGTAATGCGTATAATGATGAAACGAATCAGGCAAGTATTTGTACTTTCAAAAATAATATTTTATTTGGACTTGGTGCGGGTCAATATGCCAATTCTCTTATCAATATCTATAATAACAATACTTCAACTGTACATAGTAATAATCTGCTTTACCGTACTGATGCAACGAATTGTGTTCATGTAACATATAATGGAGGAGCAACTTACGTTTATAGGAATAGTGTTTTAGCATCATGGGAGGCATCGGCTAAAATAACTGATCCTCTGCTTACTGATCGTGCCGGTTTTATCTGGACATTACAAGTTGGTTCACCTGCTATAAATGCCGGGATTAATATCCCCGCAATACCACAATTTGATTATTCAAATTATGCAGTTGCTAATCCACCAGAAATTGGTGCTTATGAATATCATTAAAATAATAATTATAAAATGATTGGCGTACAGATAAACGGTATTGAAGGGTTACTTGCGGGATTCAAAGGTTACAAGAAAGAATCCGAAAATGCTATTAAAAGGGCTGTCAGACAGACTATTAATGCAATGGTTAGAACAGCGCAGGAAAGATTAAAATCAGGTTTGCAGCAGAAACCGAAACATAGGAGAACAAGTTTTCTTCTTGCATCGGTAAAAAGGATGGGAAAATATGAGAAAAGCATACTCGAGGGGGTATTTGGATCGAATATTGAATATGCTCCATATATTGAATTTGGTACGGGCGATCTGGTTGAGATACCTGAAGGGGCTGAAGAGGTCGCTGCACTTTATAAAGGTAAAGGGATACGAAAGGTTAATATTAAAGCAGTCTCTTTCCTGAATTATTCGGCAGTAAAACATAGTAAAACATTCGTGGAGAAATTAACAAACGAATTGAATAAGATAGCAAAATGAGCGTAGCACTGATAGATATAAGTTATGATTTGATAGACGGTATTTTCGATGTCCTCAATGGCAATGTCATCTATTCCGGCACTACTTACCCGGTCTATAAGTCAATACCAAAGACCCCGCCTCCGGTTTATGTCTTTATTGGCAATGTCATACAGACGGAAGATGGGACGAAAGATGCTTTTATATATAACGGCACTGTTCAGATTCATGTGGTTGACGAATCAGGAATGAGTGGTAGTTTGAAACTCGCTCAAAAGATACTTGGAGTTGTAAGGGGACTTCTGAAGGCAACAAAAGGGGCGGTGTTCTCAGTAGGAGGCACTTCTACACTGGTAGTTTTTTCGCATGAGAGTTTAACATCTCTTGTTTCTGAGGCAGATAATGGAATTAGTAATATAAGACTTGTGGATATGTTTAACTTTTTAATTCAATAAAATTATGGCAGCAATTAATGGAACACTTTATGCAGTATTCAGTGGTGCAACACCGGGAGCGATGGCAGTGACTGAAAGACTTTTTTACTGTGAAGGAGCAACTCTGAACGTGGATGTTGATTTACCGGATTGTACTACTAAAGAATCAGCGGGATGGGGGAGACATCTTAATGGAGTTCGTAACTGGTCAATAGACTATAATGGCAAATATGATGTTGGTACTCCGGCAACGGAAGTAACGCCGACTGAGATACTTGCGTCAATTATTGCCAGGAATGCAGATACTACGATGGCTTTTATCCCTGCAATCATGGGAGTGGCTACTCCGGGATGGTCAGGATTGGGAACATTTAAAAACATCAAAATTGATGCACCTCACGAGGCTCCAATGACTTTTTCCGGCTCAATAGTCGGCAATGCCCCGCTTGCTTTGTTTGCAGCTTAATTAATTAATAATTAATAAGATGAGTGCAGTAAATGGTACAGCACTGCTACTTTACTCCGAAGGTGTGATGGTAGCTATGCAGAAGGGTTTGTCAATCTCGGTGGATCAGGATTTGCCAGATGCGACTAATAAAGAATCATTAGGATGGTCACAACATATAAACGGGATATTGAATGCGGGAATAGATTTTGATGCTTTGTTCTCAACGGGACTGCTTAGTGGCGGTATTATGGGAGCAAAAGACCTGATGGATTATATCCTTAACCGTGAATCATTGCTTATAGAGGTTCTTGGGTTAACTTATCCTATCGTCGCAGAAGCGGATATGTCAAAAATATCTATTGGCGCACCTTCGGAAAATGCTATGACGCTTTCCGGTAGTCTGAAAGTACAAGGTGAGTTATATGTGTTGGCTTCACTCCCGGCAGGTAAGTATGTCAATCTCATAACTGATCCGGATGTTGGAGGCACTGATTATGATGCGCACGTGGATGCGGGAAATGCTTTTTCGTCACTAATCAATAATGCAGGATCGGCTTATGCAAAGAGCAATACGTTTGCTGTGACAAACGGTGATGTGATTAAAGTGATAACATTCCTTACGGTCAATACAGGCCAGGCGCCATCGGTAGCGATCTTCGAGGTCGGGGGAGGTGCGGCGGCGATCAGCAATGTAGTGGCACTGACAGCGGGACTTAACATCGTAACGCTCACGGTCACGGATACGCATGACGGATGCCTGAATATCAGCAATACAGGCGCATCGAATCTTAAGACTTCACCTATTTACGCTTTTAAGGTATGAGATTGGCTTTTAAAAGATTAGGCTTTGGGTTCAAGGAGAAAGAGGTTGATATAATTCTTAATCTCGGCACTCTGGAAGCGGTATGCAAGGCACTCGGTATTGAGTTCTGGCAGATAACTGATGAGCTCAAAAAGAATACTTTCGATTTCACCGTTGAATTGCTTTACCAGGGCTACGTGACTGCCTGTAAAGAGAGATTCCGCAAACCTGAATATGACAGGGTGAAGGCTGTGATCTGGCATGAATATATGAGCCAGTCAACGCAAAAAGAATTTTCAGAGATGATAACGGTTCTCTTTGGCGAGATAAGTAAGACGGCGGTTAAAAAAAAAGTAGCGGTAAAACCCTAAAACTGACTTTTGGGGAACTTCGTTCTTTCGCATTAGGTGAATTAGGATGGTCACTCCGCAGGTATCGGAGGTCAATGGTTGCGGAGTTTAACCTTGCTGCCGGGGGTTACTGGAGAAACCTTGAGAGGACAACCCGTTGGATGACAAGGGAAATACTCTGGGAGTTGATACAAGGCAACCCGTATTATAAAGCGGAAGATAAACCGAAACGAAAAGATGCGTTGATGAAACTAAGCATTGATGAGAAAGAGAAGAAAGAAAAAGTTAAGCCGCAAAAATTAACAGAACAGGATTTAAAATATTTTGATGCTTTAAGAAATGGGATTTCTAAGGGACTTAATAGTAAGGATAAGGGGTGACAAGACACAACTTGATAGCACTCTAAGCCAGTCGGAAAGCAGGATTGCCGGTTGGGGTAAAAGGATATTAGGCATTTTCGCCGCCGCCTTTGGTGTACGTGCTATCATCAATTTCAGCAAGGAGGCGATGAAGTTAGCTGCTGAGGCGGAAGGGGTTCGTAATGCTTTTATGAAGATAGGTGACGCTCAGAGTATCCTGGAACAGATGAAGAAAGTTACCAGGGGCGTTATAGAAGAAAGTGACCTGATGCGCCTTGCGATTAAAGCTCAGAATTTCAAAATACCACTTCAGGATTTATCGAAATACCTTGACTTTGCAACGAAAAGAGCTATCATAACAGGCAAATCAGTATCAGATTTAACTGATCTTATTGTCACTGGCATAGGCCGTAAATCGTCCCGGTCAATGATTCAGCTCGGTTTATCTGCTAAAGAGGTGCAGGCGGCATTCAGGGAGACTGGCGGATTTATGAGATTAGTCACCGCTGAATCAGCAAAGATGGGAGATGTAGCTGATACGGCAAGTATTAAGTATAGTAATCTGGAAGCAAAAATTAAAGACTTAAAAGAGAAATGGGGTACGTTTATCAATAAAAGCAATACAGCAGGTACAGTAGTAGGATGGCTCGGCGATATGTTGGATATAGCCGGAGACAGTGCACTTACATTCTGGGATAAACTTACTGTAACTCCTGATCAATATAAACAATGGTTGAAGGATGTTAAGGCCACCCCGGAAGATATAGAAATGCTGGATAAGCGTGTAATAAAGACTATTGATGAGATTTTTGATGATTTTTTAAAACCATTACCTCCAGTTCCTATTATAAAATCTTTTATAACCCTTGACGAGAAAGTTGCTGAGCTTAATACTAAGATTGATGATTATAAAAAGGCTATCTCAAATGCTAATGTAGCAGATCAGGCATATATTAAGACTCTCGCTGACAAAATCAAACTGACAGAAGATTATATCAAACTATTACAATCAGGTCAGGCGGTTGCTCCGGGAAGCATAAAAGCACCTGCGAAGATCGCTGGTAAATTTCGTGCGATCCCTGTCACCGGGGAATTTCAGGTCCCGGAATTGGCTGATATGAATATTAAACCGGTTCTTGAACGTCAATTTTCTGAACTCGAAGAGATGTTCATTGATGCTGGTCGTACACTTGAAGGACTGGCAGCCGATCTGGTCGAAGGCATTGCAGCGGCTCTTTCGGGCGGGGACATGAAAGACATAGGTAAAAATCTCCTGATGAGTTTTGCTAATTTCTTGTCAATGTTCGGGAAGTTGTTAATCACTTATGCTTTAGGGTCTAAAGCATTCTGGGCCTCGTTGGCATCAGGAGGGGTGAATTGGGGGACGGCACTGATAGCAGGTACGGCAATGATAGTCGCTGCGGGACTTATCAAAGGGGCTTTGTCTCATGCGAGTCAGACCGTCTCTTCAGGCATGGGCGGTGGTGGCGGCGGTCATACTGCAATGGCCACGCAGCAAAACATGAAAATAATTGTCGAAGGTATGATTAAGGGACGTGATCTATATATTATAAGTCAGCGATATGTTGCTGATAATGACAGGAGCACATGAGTTTTTTAACAAAATACAGATGCGAGTTTTACGATCTTGCGGGACTTGACTGGAAAATAGATTTTCAGTGGGATGGCTATGCAGATGAAATCTATGCCATGACAGCTTCCGGTAATCCTTTAACTTATGAACCATTGGCTGATAATGATGATCTCTTTAATAACCCGGTCAGGGGTACGAAAGCATCGCTCAGGGTAATGGCAATTGCATCATTTCAATATATTGACTTTTTTACCATAACCGATCTCCAGGTCAAGGCACTCATTTACCAGGGAGGCAACTTATATTTCACTGGTTATGTCCTGCCAAAAAGTTATGAAGAACCTTATAATGATTTTCCTTACGAGGTTACAATTTCGATGGTTGACGGACTTGCAGCATTAAAATCTATTAAATATGATAATGCAGGAACACCCTATGTAGGCCGTATGCTCGAATCGCAAATAGTTCTGGATATACTTGCAAAGATAGGGGTTACGCAATTTACCGAGATAGTTAATATATATGAGACAGGAATGAATTAAAGTAGAGGGGTAGATGTGATAGAAAAGAGGCTACCCCTCGATGAGAGTGTCTACCATTGCGAAGGGATTTTACGGACTTTCCAAGGACCCACCTCCC